ACAGTCCAACGACCCTCACCACTGTCTGATACTCCACCATCAAACTTGCTAAGCTCTCTATCGCTGCTAAGTACATCAGCGGTAAGGTCAAGCAACCAACTGCCAACCACACTACCGCGACGCCATAACTCAGCAACTTCAGCACAGTTAATATCATATTGATAGTCTGCTGGATTTTCCATTGGAGCAACCTCAGCATCGCCTTCTTTAACGTACTTTGACCCAGCATTAGCTTCATGCAGGATATTAAATCCTTCTGCGTATGCTTGCATGATTCCATATTCAATACCGTTATGAACCATCTTTACAAAGTGACCTGCACCAGGTCCTCCACAATGTAACCAACCTAGTTCAGACTGCCTAACAAAGTCGCCAGGCTTAGTGCGCTCGGCAGCGGAGATGCCTGGTGAGAGTGCGTTAAATATGGTTGCACAAGTGGCGACGCTAGTGTCTCTGCCACCAACCATAAGACAGTATCCACGCTCCAAGCCATAAACACCACCACTAGTACCACAGTCAATATATTGGATACCCAGTTTAGAAAGACGTTCTTCTCTTTTCCTACTATCCTTAAAATTGCTATTGCCATGATCAATAATAATATCTCCCTCACGACAAAACTGTAATAACTCATTTAGTGTGTCCTCTACTGTTTCTGCTGGCACTACCATCATAAAGATGCCAGGTGTTTGTGTTGTATCAGTAAATACACCCTTCTGAGAATGCACTGCTTCTACAAGATTTTGAATGGATGTAGTACATCCACTGATATATCCTTTATCATATTGCTTGCAAGCCTTCTCGTAGTTATTTCTATATCCCCAAACTTCAATTCCTGCGTCTTTCATACGGCGAGACATTCCTTCGCCCATTCTTCCTAAACCAATAACTCCTACTTTCATCTAATCATCTCCATGGCTTTACGTAGTTCTTCAGCATGATGTATTTCATCCTCCATAATTTCGTAGATTTTTTTATCAGTCTTATCTATGTGCATTAGATAATCGCTATAAGTCTGTGCAGCATGTTCCTCTACCTCTAAACTTAAATGATAAGCTTGCTTAGGAGCAACGTAATAATATACTACATTAACCCAATAGTAGAGAAGCACTAAGTGTCTAGCAAAGAAACGATCAATCCAATAATCATTACCTCCTTTGCTTTCCATGTAAACAAGATGTTCTGTTTCGTTAACCGACTGTCCGAAGTGTTCTTCCATCAAATACAGATGGTCAGGACCTCGCAATCCCATGCTTTCTCTTAGATGTAAGACACTTAAAAAAGCAAAATAGGGTGCCCGAGCTATTTCCTCAAGCACCCAAAACCTTTGGAAGTGTCTTCCTTTGTAAAGAAAGTCAATGATTGCAACAGTGATGTTTAAAACAACAGTGTTGATTTTTTTCATTAGTTGACGTGAATAGTTCCAGTCATACCAGCACCTTTGTGTGGAGCACAAAAGAACTCGTAATCTCCTGCTTCGTTGAATGTAATATCTTGAGATTCGCCAGGTGCGAACATCAATGATTCTCTTGAAAGATCTGCGCGACCTTCAACAATAATATTATGTGGTGGAAGCATACCGTTCACAAAATGTACGGTATCTCCTGCTGAAATACTGATATCGTTTGGTTCAAATACAAGATTACCATTTGAACCCATTGTTACATCAACTGCCCATGCAGGTAATGCTAAAAATAGTGTAGCTAGAATTGCAAAAATAAACTTCATAACTCAATTGTCTGTTGAATATTGGTCTTGATAAACTCTGAGTTTATTAATCAAGGCTTCATATTGTTCCCACATCCATTCACTACCTGTCTGATCCTGATAGAGTTTACAGGCAGTTATGATACGCGAGATGTCGCTGTCTTTTAGACGCATTATATTATCAAAACTCATATACTAATTATAGTAATACCAACTACTATTACGCTGTCTTTATAATGTTTTTATAAGTTATGTCAGCAATTCCAAGCTCTTAGTGATTTGTTGATCCTGCTGTCAGGATCGCTGGCTGTTTTCTTAGAGGTTAACTTCTTTTTCATGCCTTTCATTCTAGCGCAGAATGATGCCCTACGGGGATTTCCAACCTTCTTGCTTGGAGCTTTAAGGTCGCTTCCAGGATTTTCTCTCTCGTAAGATTTTCTGCCTTTCTCGTTAAGACCTCCAGACTTTGACTTGCCAGCCTTTTTTGTCCAGGCTGCACCTTCTAAAATTCCGTTATCCTGCTCACTGGCAGACTCAGCGAGTCTTTTAAATTCTTTGTAGTCTATCATAAAGATACCATGACAGGGTATACGAATCTATTTAGCGTTTTCCACCACCCATTTGCTTTAACATCTTCTGTAGTTCTGCTGTAGAACCCACAAACATAGCGTTGTTAGTGACTTTTGAAGGACCTTTCTTCTCTTCATCTAGGTCTTTCATGTTCTTATGTAATGCCTGTAATTTCTCTGTCATGTCTGCAACGTGCTTCATTGCTGCTACAGCGACTTCGTATGCTCTAGGGTGACCACTTTCCTGTGCTACCTCTAAGGCACCTCTGACCGCCTCCTGACCCTGATCTATGAGTGAGTATAATTCTCCACGAGTATACTCATAATCTTTCTGCTGATCATCCTTATCTGTTTTAGGACCTGCAGGTTTGACTTGTTCTGCTGGAACATCAACACTGATGTTGAGCATCTCTTCCATGTTTTCTTCTAGGCTACTCATAAGAATTCAATCCCTTCATTAAATCCAAAGTCATCACCAGCATCTACCAGTGCGTCATCATTAACATCTATGACACCATCAGTATTGATATCTGTTTTTGCTTTGGGTGTATATGTTCTTGTAATTGTTCTACGGTTAACTGCTCTATCACCAAGTGTTTCGTGAATGATTGCCTTCTTAATAACATCAGATGTGTTGTAAGGACCGTATAGATAAGTCTTCATTGTGAAGTTTAGAGTATAGATGATGTATCTACGCTCATAGAAACTATCATCCCACTCATCTTCATATCCAACATTATTCAGAACTACAGCGACATCACGTTTCTCATTCATGTCTGGAATCATGTTGAGAGTGATGCTAAAAGATGGTTGGAAGTATGGCAAAATCTGCTCAGTAATTTGTAGAGCATCATCTTGAGACTTAGCAATAACTCCTAGTTCAAATGATAAGTTGTATGGTACAGGAACATATTGTACTCTTACCTCACCACCGTTGTTATCAATAATAGTTCTATATTTTTGAATAGGAGATGTTTTGCGAGTAGGATCATAATCAATATTTGTCATCTCAAAGTAGAGACGAGGTAATGTGATCGCTACTTTTCTATTGGATGCGTTCTCTTCTAGTCTTACAATAAACTTTTGCTTAGGACCATATGCTAGAGGCACTTTCATTTCCTCTAGTACAGTTCCGTCACTTGGATCTGTACTCTTCATTGTGATATTATTGAAGAGCGTACCAAACGCTACGATGTTCTTACGAACAATCTGATTGTAGAAATGTGATCCTAACATTAGATACTACCTGTAAAATTACCAAATTCACCAAATGGATTTCCTTCTGTCCAATCCACTATATTGTCAGCATCATCTTCAATCGCTCTATTCTGATCGTAGCTGCTGTTGACATTATTTAGAGTGTCAAATGTTTCAGGACTCCATCTAGCACCAGAAGTCAATCCAGTAATGACTTCAGCAGTGGTAAACGTTCCTGTCCTGTTGATGACTTGAAGCGACCTTGTTGCACTGTCCCAAGACTTGACTTCTGCTCTATTGTCCTTAGGTGAATAATCAATGGTGACAGTAGGAGCAGATGTGTAACCTGTCCCAGCATCAGTAATAGTAATCCCGTTAACGATGCCTGTGCTGCTAACCGTCGCAGTCGCTGTTGCTCCACTTCCTCCACCTCCTGTAATAGTCACTGTTGGTGGTGTAGCAACTTTATAATGAGCACCACCGTCTGTAATAGTTATGCCACTTACAGCATCACCTGTAATAGTTGATGTAGCTTTTGCAAGGAATTCATCACCAACAACTTCTTCACCCACAGTGAAGTCTCCTGTTCCACCAGGATCCATAACCAACTTGATTGCATTGTCAAAGAGTTGTTCAACTGCATCAATCTCTGCAATACCAGTATCAAAGTCGTCCTGACCAACCTCGTAGATCTCAGCGGTGATGGCATAGAACTGGATCTTACCAAACTGGAAGAATGGTTCTTCTTTTCCTACAAATTTAATTTCGTAAATATCTTGTGTTAACGGGAAGTACAATAAGTCTCCTTCGTTAGGTCTACTGGTAACAGTAAGGTTAGGATTATGCTCTGCTACTTCTTCATCCCAACGTCTAGTTGAAACTCTGAAGATAATTTCGTCTGTAATTCTTAAACCGAACTTGGAGATGAACTCAGCGTTATCACCAAAACCCATGACGTTCTGCAACAACATTTCAATCTGGAATTGCTCTTGATACTTGGAGTATCTAACTTCATCCAGAGTGCTGTCTTGAAGAACTATCCTAGGGATATAGTATACGTCTGAACCAAACAATTTGATTTGCTCATCCACAAGATCCTGAACGAGACCTTGTTCGCCACTGTGACCTGAATAGTAAGTTGGAAAATAGGGACTGGTAGGCATTTTATCCGATCATATCCATTGGTGGGATTGCATACTTACTGAGAACTTCGCTTTCGATTTTCTCAATTTCTGCTAAGGCGTCTGTATAAATCTCTCTACCATTGAGAGTAACACCGCCAGGTAGTTGAACATTGTTATACTTGATCAAGTTCATACCCCACTGTCTCTTCATCAGAGCAGTAGCATATCTCTTTACAAAAACATCATTGTTCATCTGTGTAGCTTCCGTAGGATCAATAAGACGATGACATTCGATAAGAACTTTAGTTCCTTCTTTGAGGAAGTCTTTATCTATGTCAAGGTACAAACGATCATTACGTGCTGTAAATCTAAACTGTTGGAAAGATCCATTGTTTAGAACCATATCTAGAGTTTCTAGATACTGCTTGTTCATATAGTAGTTAAGGATATCTAGTGATCCGAATGCATAGAGATCATTCAAGAACAACTGATACTCAACACCAAAGAGATTAGAACGGATTGAGTTACTGACAAGACCAAATACTCTAGTGATACCAACTACATGATCGGGAATTGGAATAAAGTTTGTTGCTTCTAACCAAGTTCCAGTAGCATTTGGTGTTACATTAGTATCAGTGACTGTCTTAGTAGTTGTTGCTCCAAAACGAGTTTTATCAGCAGCAGTAATTTCGTGATATAAGTATGCACGCTCCATACCATTGTAACAGTTCTCTTGAAAAAACTGATACGTATCATCAATAACGTTATCAACCTGATCTGTATCAATATTGACTTGCAATACAGGTTCACCCAATTGCCTCTTGCAATATGTTATAAGATCAGCTCTAGAACTTGGAGATGCCATTACACACAAAAATCCCTTCTTACCTATTTAGGAAGAAGGGATCTGGTATTTATTCAGCAGGAGTTTCTGGTGTTTCTCCTTCTGGTTTTTCTTCTAACAGTTTTAGGGTTTCTAGACCACCCTCTAATTTAATTTTATATTCTTTTGCTTTAGTTAAATTTGTTTCTAATTCACCAATTTGTTTTACTGTAGTAGCAATTTGCTCTTCAAAGTTTTTCTTAAGTGCTTCGGGATCCATAGTTATCAAACATAATAGTGTATGTACGTTTATTTATCAAACATATCTAACAGCAAAATAGAATCCATATTGTGTAGTGTTTGTATTACTTTTACTTCCCCAGAAGAAGTCATCAACTGCGTCACCACCGTTTCTGTTTTCACATCCGTATGATTGTGACGAGTTTTGTGACATGTAAGGACCACCGTTACCATCTAATCTTGAAACACCAATTCTAAATCCCCAACATCCGTCATCAGCTGCGAATCTACCACTTGTATAATATCCATTACTGTTAGGTTGTTGGTTATCTGAATAGATTGTTGAAGTGCTACCAGAAACATCAGTTACTTCTGAACCATCTTTATTTAAAACATAGCAGTAAAGGTTTCTATTTTGGTTTGGAGAGAAGAAATTTTTCAATGCAGTTCCAGAACCATAATCTCTGTAAGCCATGATTGCAGTTCCTTCAAATCCATTAGGACCAAATCCAGCAAATATCATATATGGATACCCATCCAAAGCACTATTATCCATTCCTTCAGTAAGTTCAATTTCAGTTCCAGAATCAAATTCTGCAGAATTGAATTGACGGAGAGAGCTAATATTACTAGTTCCAGATTGTGATTCTGCCATACCTTGGTATGCTGGTGTAGCAA